CAATCCCTGCTCGCCTCACAAAACGCCCTGGCTCGCCTGGTCATTCAGCTCCGCACGCACAAGCGCTACCCGGCGGACGCCATTCACGATGAAGCGCAATCGCTCGGCGCTACGCTGCGCGGAGCGCTCGAACGCCTCGTCGACCAGACCGCGCCGCGCCTCGCCGTGCAAGCCGACCCGGCGGCACGGCGCGCGCTGTTGGACGAACAAGTCAGGGCCCTGGGCCGCACGCTGCGCCGCGAAATGCCGCGCGCCTTGCGCCGGCTGCGCCTGGCAGGAAAGAAAACGGCATGACCACGCCGCACAGAGCACGTCTGTTGATACGTGATACCGATGGCAGATCGGGGCGGGGCGGCTTCGGTCGCCAGGATAACCGCACCTTTCACAGAGCCAGCGCCCGGACCTCTGACGAATCTGCCTATCCGGGCAACCATTCCTGCGGGCAGCGCCAATGACCGCCGCCGCCGCCAAGCCCCTGCGCCAGGCCATGCCGCGCGTTGCCGAATTCATCGACGCCGCGCGCGAGGCTTTCGGCGCCGCGGCCGTCGATCGCGCCATCCGCAACGGCATGGCCGGCGGAACCGACTTTTACGCCAGCGAAGCCGGCCATACGGTCGGCCGATTGCCCGTTGCACCAGGTGCGAGCTTTCCCTTCGACGCACTGCAAATCACCCGGCCAAACAAGGACGCCAAGCCATGATCCCAGCCGCCACCACCATTCTCCACGCCGAGCCGCCGCATTCTTGCGCCGGCTGCCGAAATCTCGCCACGATGCGCTGCACGCCAATGGGCTGCGATCTCGCGCGCCAGCACAGTTGGTGCCTGCTGCACGTGACCCCGTTCACGCGCTGCGCTTTGTACGAGACGCTGCCAGCCGGAAAGCCGTCACACCTCTCCAGCCTGATGACCAGATAGGCCAGCCATGACCACCATATCCTTGCGCCTCGAAGGCTTTTCCGCCCTGGCCGCCAGCCTGGGAGAGCAAGCCCGACAAATCCCGTTTGCCGCTTCTTTGGCGCTCAACCTTACCGCCCGCACAGTGCGTAACGCCACTTTTACGGAAATGGTTGGGAAATTCGACCGGCCCACCCCGGCGGTAATGAAAAGCCTGTTCATCAAGCCGTCGTCCAAAGAAAATCTGCGTGCCGAGGTGCTCATCAAGGACACCGCGATCGGGGATAGAAACATTCGCTCCATGGCCTGGATCATCGGCCACCAGTTCGCCGGCGGCACGCGCCTGCGCAAGCGCATGGAAAACGCCTTCACCGATGCAGCCCTGATCGGTCTCGGCGAGTGCCTGGTGCCCGGCCCGGATGCCAAGCTCGACCAATACGGCAACCTGTCGCGCGGCCAGACTCAGCAGATTTACGCCGCGCTGCGCCTCTTCCGCGACCCCTACCAAAACGCCACGCAAAGCGCGCGCAGCCTGCGTAACGCCAAGGCCGCCGGGCGCATTTTCTGGTCGGACGGCAAGGGCGCCAACAAGGTCAGGCGTGGTCTGTGGGCCACCGACGCGCGCGGCTTTCCCAAGCTGCTCCTGATGGTTATCCCGACGCCCGTCTATCGCCGCCGCATCGACATGGACAAGATAGCCGCGGAGATCATGCAAAGCGAGTTCAACGCGAACTTCGACGCCGCGCTCAAGCGGGCTTTGGCGACGGCAAGATGATCAACGGCGGGAGGCGCGTGAATGAGTTGGAGCTATTTGCCGGAGGAGGAGGCGGAATCTACGGAAGCCTGCTGCTCGGACACACTACCGTCTGCGCTGTGGAGATCCTTGACTACAACCGCCGGCTGCTGCTGCAGCGACAGCGAGACGGAATCTTCCCGCGCTTCCCGATCTGGGATGACGTGCGCACCTTCGACGGCCGGCCGTGGCGAGGACTCGTCGACATCGTGTCGGGCGGTTTTCCCTGCCAGGACATCAGCGCCGCCGGAAAAGGCGCCGGAATCGACGGCGAAAAGTCAGGGCTCTGGCGAGAAATGGCGCGCATCGTTCGCGAGGTTCGACCGCGCTACGTTTTCGTGGAAAACAGTCCAATGCTTCTTGTTCGAGGACTCGACAGAGTGCTCGGTGACTTGGCCGCGCTCGGGTATGACTGTCGGTGGACTTGCCTATCCGCTGCCGACTGCGGGGCGCCGCACAAGCGGGACAGGGTATGGATTCTGGCGCACGCCAACAGCGCAGGAGCCGGGAGTCAGGGCGGACAGGCTTGTCCCGATAGATGGCGGCGTTCTCGGTGGCATGAATCGACACTTCGACAAGATCACCGGGCGCATGGTGCAGATTGGATTGATGCATCAGGTGATTCTGCGCACGCCGAAGGCATCAGATGCGGACAATGGCGGACGGGGCGAACTGCTGCACCAGATCAAGACGGGTTCGCCGCGCGGAAGTCCGACGCCTCGCGCGAACGATGCGAAGAAGACCGGGAACATCGACCCGACGAACTCGCGCAACGGCCTGGCCGGATTTGTGAGGATGCCGACGCCAGCATCATCGGACTGGAAAGGAAGCAGCAAGCCGGGCCAGCGGAGAGGGCAACTGACGGACCCGGCGCAGGGAGTCGTCCCTGCTGGTGGCCGGCTGAATCCGGAGTTTGTCGAGTGGCTCATGGGGTGGCCGATTGGAAGCACCGCATTATCGCACTTGGAAATGGCCAGGTTCCGCGAGTTCGTGCAGCAGCATGGCGGATTTTGACTTCCGATCTGGCGTGAAATGACCACCGCCACCCTCACCGAACTCCAGACCGAGCGCGCGCGCCTCAAGGCGCTCGACGCTCGCCGGGAGCTAGACGAGGCCACCGCACAGACGCGGCGCGCCGACGACCTGCTGCGCGCCGCGCTTGCCGTGCGCGCGCTGCTGGCCGACGTCCTGCGCACCGTCCCCGCGCGGCTCGCGCAAGCCATCGAAGGCGAGCATGACGAGACCCGGGTGCACTACCTGCTTTCCGACGCCGTGCATACCCTGCTCGACGACATCGGCCGGCGCGCCGAGGCCGCGAGCAGCGCGCTGCCCGAGTTCGGCGCGCGGTTTCGCGGTGGCGCCAGGCCGCGCTCGCTGATGACCGTCTCGCAGTGGGCGGACAAGCACCGCTGGCTGATTGCCGGCACCAACGCCCCAGGCAAGTGGCGGACCGACCTCACCCCCTACTTGCGCGACATTCAGGACGATCTTTCCGAGCACTCCCCGGTGCGCACCGTAGTATTCATCAAGTCTTCCGGCGTCGGCGGCACGGAGGCGATGTTCAACTGGCTCGGCTACTGCATGGCCCACTTGGGCAACCGCGACATGCTTGTCGTCGTGCCGTCGCTCGAGCTGCGCGACCGCTCATTCAATCCGCGCCTGGCCAAGATGATCGGCGAGAACCCGCCGCTTGCCGACCTGGTCAGCCGCGCCTCGCGCAGCAGCGCCAACCGCGCCGACATTCTCGAGTACGGCGCCAACGCCAGGATCATCAAGGCAGGCGCCAACAGCGCCGACTCGCTGCGCTCCGATCACCTGCCCTACGTGATTTGCGACGAGGTGGACGCGTACAAGTGGGACGTCGGAGGCGAGGGCGACCCCATGACGCTGATCGAAAACCGGCAGCGCACCTTTTCGCGCGCTAAGACCTTCCTCGTCTCCACGCCAACCAACGCCGACGAAAGCCGCATTGACCAGGGCTATCAGCGCAGCGATCGGCGCCGCTATCACGTGCCTTGCCCGCACTGTGGCGATTTCCATCACCTCAAATTTGACCAGCTCAAATACCGCACCGAGGTGGCCGAATCGACCACGCCCGGCGCCGCAGAAGCCAAGGTCGTCGTGGACGCCTGGTACGTCTGCGAATCCTGCGGTGCCGAGATCCTCGAAGGCGAGAAGCCGACGATGCTGGCGCGCGGTCGGTGGATCGCCGAACGGCCGCGCGTCAAGCTGGTGCGCGGCTACCACATCAGCTCGCTGTACGCCCCGATTGGGCTTGGCCTGGGCTGGCGCCAGATCGCGCAGAAGTGGGTAGACGTGCAGGGCGACACCGCCGCGCTGAAGGCTTTCGTCAACACCTATCTCGGCGAGGTTTGGCGAGAAGAAGGCGACGGCGCCGACGCCGCCAGCGTGCTCGCGCGCGTCGAGCCTTACACCCTCGACACGCTGCGCGCCGCCCGCAAGGTGCGCCGCCTCACTGCCGGCGTCGACGTGCAAAAAGACCGCCTGGAATGCTCGCTTGTCGCCTGGGGCAACGGCGAGGAGGGGTGGCTCCTCGATCATGAGATTTTCCCTGGAGACACCGAGCTTATTGGGCCATGGAAAGACCTCGAAGAGTACCTACGCGAGGCGCGCGTGGCCATGGCATGCGTTGACTCCGGATACAACTCGAACATGGCGAAGGCGTTTTGTGCAGGCAAATCCTGGGCGCTGCCGACAAAGGGCATTTCCGGAATGGGCCGCTCATTCATTGAGGACGAGCGCTCACGCAAGAGGCGCCTGCGCGTGCGCCGCAAGAAAGGCCAGCCGATCGAGCCGCTTGGCGTCGATGGCGCCAAGTCGCTGATCTATGCGCGCCTCAAGCTCCCGGCGCCTGGCCCTGGCTACCTGCATTTCCCTGCGGACCCGGCTTTTGACGACGAATACTTCGCCCAGCTCGCCGCCGAGCAGTTGGTCAGGCGAATCCGCGGATCGCGCGTTTTCAGCGAGTGGAAACAGCTTCGACCGCGGAATGAGGCGCTCGACTGCCTTGTTCTCGCACTCGCCGCGCATCGGCTGGCCGGGCCGCTGGCCGACGTGCGGACACCGTCCGCCGGTGCGCAGCCCGTGCCAAGCGCCGCAGGCGACGAGATCGCCGCCGCCGAGCCCGCATCATCAGCAACCCCAGCCGACACCGCCGCGCAAGTCTTTGCCGCGATGATGGCCGCTCGAGCCGCAAAGTCCCGTGTCCGGCGATAGCCTGCGCGAAATCATCGACACCGCCCGGCAAGCGCTGCCGGAGGTGCCTGCCGATGTTTGGGACCGCTTCGAGGCCGCCGTGCGCCGAGAGCACGGGGCGACGCGAATCTACATCGCCGCTCACGCCAAGCGCCGGCACCTGCGCGAGATGGCCACGCCGGCGGCAGAAGAAGACTCCGCCGCCCTGGCCCTGCGCCTCGGCGTCAGCGTGCGCCGCGTGCAGCAACTGCGGCAACTGTTCAAGTGACCCGCCAAAAGGACGCCATCATGCCGCAATCCGCCGAAACCGACCCCGCCCGCGTCAAGCGCCTCGCCGAAAAGCTCGCCACCATGGCGTTTGCCATGGAATCCGGCGGAGGCGAAGCCGCCACGCTGTTTCTCGCCGCCGAAACGCTCGACGCGCTCGACAACGCGCTGCGCAAGGAACGGGAGACGGCCATGTGGCTTGACTCGGCAATGCACGACATCGCCGTACTGCTCGGTGGCGGACAAATCAGCCCATACGAGCGCACCGACGACCCGATTGCCCTGGCGCGCAGCAAGGCGGGGTATGCGTGCCTTGCGGTTTCGCGCGTAAAGCACAACAATGAAAAACAGCGCATCTAACGCAAAAGTCGGCGCGCCTAACGTTCGAGCTAACCGCGCCAATGACGGCGCTACAGGAGAAGGAAAATGGAAAAAAAGAAACCCGCTGGAACTTGTCAGGTTGATCGAGTAGTTAGACGCTGGGCTGTTGCTGCGCTTGTGTTGGCATGCTCTGGCTGCAGCGTCGAACAGCGCGAGGCTGGCGCCGCGCCGAAGGGCTGGAAATCGTTTGTGGCTCCAGGAAACGTGATGACATACGTTGCGCCTGTGACGATGGACGACGGCACCCGATGCGTGGTGACGTTTGGCAACAGCGCTGGGAGCGGCGTTTCTTGCGACTGGTCTAGCGCCAAGTAGCGCAGACCGCTGACGTAACCGGTATTGCGCCAGAGAAAGAGCAACCATGAGCGAAGAAATGCCGCCGCAGCCTCCTTGTCGTGCCGACGAAATCGAAAATCTCGCTATAGCCGACATAAAGGCGTGGGCAGCAAGGCGCGGGGTTCGCCTCGGCGACGATGTTGCAAAAGCCATTTTGTTGGATGCCATGAACAATATCGAAAATGAGATGATCGCTGGCGTTTCGCAAGGCGGCGTGCCAAGCGGGCTGATCAATGACCGGCGATAGTCCCCGCGGCCGGCGAAATTTCTTGCCTATTCCCGCGCGCCAGGGTCAGCCACCATGACCCCCCATGACCCTGGCCATCCCCGACACCGAACCGCTTTCCATCCGCTCCGGCGACTCCATTTCCTGGTCGCGCTCGCTCCCCGAGTACTCCGCCGCTGACGGCTGGACACTCAAATACCGCATTCTCTGGACAACGGGCAGCAGCCCGGCCAGCTTCTCGGCTGCCGGCGTCGGCACGCAGCACACCGTCAACCTCGCCGCGGCCGTGACGTCCGCGTGGGCCGCTGGCCGCGCCACGCTGTTTGTGTTCGTCGAGCGCACCATTGCCGGACCGGCAACTGAACGCGTCTCGCTCGAAACCAAAACGATCGACATCGCGGCCAACCTGGCCACCGCGACCACCTTTGACGGCCGCAGCGCCAACGTCAAGGCGCTCGACGACCTCAAGGCCGCCATGGCCAGCTACTGCACTGCCGGACATGGCCCTGTCGCCGAGTACCAGATCGGCGACCGCCGCATGAAATTCCGCAGCACCACCGAAATTGCCGAGCTCATTGCCTACTACGAGCGCCAAGTCGCGCTTGAGCGAGGCGGACGGCGAGCCGTCTATTACCGCGGCTGACCAGGAGCCCCCGACATGCGCTTCCTCGACCTCCTCGCCAAGCCATTCCGCCGCGCGCCGCGCGAAACTGCCCCGGGCCGCACCACGTGGATTGACGGCCTCAACATCCTCGCCACGCCTTTCCGCCGCCCGCCGCGCGAAACCGCCGCCGATCGCGCCGCGTGGATCGACGGCGCCGTGCGCAACCTCGCCGCGCAGTCTCACCAGGCGAGACTGGCCAGCCTGCGCACCGCCTCGCGCAGCTTTGAAGCCGGAGAAACGCCGGCATGGGTCTCGTCCTGGGCGACGACCGCCGCCGGCATCAACGAGG